CATAGTTTAAAAATCAGCCAGATCAGCGGAGTCAGGTGCGTCAGCTACCTCTATCACCTTTACTGCTTCTAGGTAAGTTGCCACACCGTGTACCGGATGTTCGTTACCTACCTTATACTTGAGTCGTACCTTAGAGTTATAAGGTATCTCACCCGTCCACGGATTACCCTCGCTGTCAAACGCCTTAACATCAAACCGAGACCTAAACTTACGCTGTTTAGCGCCTTGATAGTCCTTGATTTTAATGCCTCGTGACGACATCGTATTAGCGTCATCATCAGACAGCGTTGTAGTAATACTAAACTGCCCAGTGTCCTGACCATCGTAGACATCGTGTTTTGTGATGTTGCTAAAGTTTACTACACCTTCGACTACTTCAAACATAGGTTCGCTTCCCTTTTTTGGTTTACCAGATGACGAATTGCCATCCTTACTACTATTATCGCACGGTTTTATCTTTTTGTCAAGCGTTAAATCCTCTAGATCATCAAACATACTCCTTTTCTCCTAGACTCGCAGAGTATCTGCTTGTGTTAAAATCGTAAACTTAAGTACTACTTAGGTTAACTACAGTAGTATACTCCTTTACTTTACCCTTTAGTTAACTTCTAAAGTTAAACTTAAGTAGTTACTTAAGTATTATATTGTACCATAAAAATTGTTTTCTGTCAACTCCGATTCTAGTGAAATATTACCGCTATCATCGCTGTCCTCTAGCTCCCACTGAGAAGCCACAGAAACACTATAGCAAGTATTGCATAAATCAAAAAAGTCATTATGAGCATCCTTCCGTGTCAGTTCGTTGCCATCTAGTATCGTATTGCAAGCTTTACATCGCATAATTAATCATCCTCTGGTTTTGGTACGGTATCTTCCCAGCTATAAACCACGCCTATATATAAAGCTACTGGTAGCCATAGGGGTGCTGTAGCCACTACAAACAGATAAGAAAGTAATTTATACACTTTTCTACTCCTCAGAATCAAATGTTAGTAACCATTCGCTTTTAATTTCATCATCTGACTTAAAGCGATAGTCGTTGTTTAGGTTAGATCTAGCTATGCTCAGTAACTCAAACAGCGCCAGCATGTGCAAATGGTGATCTACCAGATCGTAGCGCATCTGTTCAGCGTTTGGTGTATATTTGTACGTACTATTCGCCATTGTTGCCCCCTCAGTGTCCGTATGTGCCTCTAGAAGCTCCTGTACGCCCTTCTCAAGGCTTTTGTAGCTCAATTGGTAGTCTAGCATACCTCTAAACTTATCTCGCTCAGATTGCCATTTAGGATCATCCCTGAGTTTATCCCATTCGTGATCCTGTTCGTCGTAATAATCCATATTATTGCTCTCCCTCTAGTTCTAGCATATAGTGCGTTTGCAGTTCTGAATAACAAACATCACATACTAAAACATTAAAATCCTCTGGTCTATACAAATTTTCTGTTAATTGTTCACATAATTCACACGTACTCATTAGTTTTACCTCCCCACTTCATAGGTGAGCCGCTTTCTGCCCATTGATCAGCCTTGTAATTATAGTACACCATATAACCGAGTACAGCGTCCGACCTTTTGCATTCGTCTGGCATACATTGAGGCGGATCAGTGAAAGCATCTTTAGGAATGGCTCTAGGAGGCTCTGAGAGGCTCTGTGAGTGCTTTTGTATCGATAGGTGTACCTTACCATACCTTTTCGTGTATTCGCTCCCTAAGCCTTCTAGGTGCCTGTACAGCCACAAGTAGTTATCTAGTGATTGTCTAGCCCATACTGCCGAAGGATGGTTCTTGTGTGTAGTTTTGTAGGCTATCTGTCCGCCGTCTAGCTCATTGTGAGCCGTAGAAAGCAATTGAGCCGTTTCCAGTATCATCTTGACTACGTGCTTGTCACACTGTAAACGTGCGGCCTCGTGCGGGTCACGATCTAAATAAAATATATTCATTTCATTATGCCCCCATTAGTTAAGTTTGCCTAATTTACCACGTATGGATCGATTGAACCATAAGCGCACCACAGGCTTCATTATATAGGCGTTCTCAATTACCCACGTACCTTGTGAGTGATCGAAGTGTACTATATAGCCCATTCGGGTGATGGTTCTAGCGGCTAGATTTTTCAGTTTGGTTTTTAGTCTACGCAACATTGTTATACCCTCTCTTTTAGTTCGCGCAGTAGCGCCATGTGATCATCAAAAAGCATCTTAGCAGTAAACCCAACAATAAAGCAAGCGAAATATATCATTGTTTAGCCCTCCTCATTTGTCCGTTATTGATACGTTGACCCGCTTCTGTGGCTTGCTTAAACTAATATAAACACTGTAAAGTCCAGCGTGTAGCCCGTGGTAGCATTCGCCCCGTTTGTACGATACAGGGAGCTTGTGTGCAGCCCTTCGGCGTAGGATGAACGAACGACCAAGGATTCTCTTTTGTGTGATGTTTTCCTTCATGCTACGGCCTCCCCTTCGTGGTAAACCACGCCCTTTCGAATGTATACGTTGAATCCCAAAGCCCTCAAACGGCTCAAGGTTGTGCGTGTCGGCCACTGCTCCAGCGTCCTATAGTTAATGGTGAACACTCTATCCCCTGACTTCTGCCGTTCAACGGTCGCTATTGGGTGGCCGTGCAGGTACACGTGAGCCCACGTAGACCAATCACCGGACGCAATAGTCACCTGAGTGTTATCTTTTTTCCAAGGCCGCATATTATCCACGGCCTCGTTCATTTGCTTTTCGACCAGTCTCATTTTTAACCCTCTTTTTTGATGTCTAAAAGTTTGTTGCTCTTACGGTTTACCTTTATTACTAACGTGGCTTGGCTACCTTCTAAAAAGCCGCCTAGCGTATAGTTTACGCCTGAGTCGTTCAACGTGGAAACGGGGATAACAACACTATTGTTCGTCTCTAACTTTAGCTTAAAGTTAGGATTGCCGCAATAGCTGTTAGCTAGACGTTTCACGCTCGTTATGGTGCCTCTGATTTCTTGTGTGTTCATGGTTCAAAACCCTCCTGTGCAATGAATAACCAACGCGTGACTATCCGCGTTAAACGTGACTCCCTGACGTACTAGCTCGGCACATACTGCCGCTAATTCGGTTATGGTGTAACAGTGAATTTCCATGGTGTTATCCCTCTTAGTTTTGGTTTGTGTTGCGCCAGTGTTGGCTTAACAGTGGACACCGTAGCAGATGCCCACCATTAAATCAACCCTAGGCATCTAAAAATGTCAATAGATCGTGGCGTTTTTCCCATTTACTGCGCTCGTTAATTTTACAGCCGTTATCCCAGCGGCTAGCCTCAAAATCCCAGTAAGATCCGCTAATGCAGCGTTGAAGCGCGTAGCCTTTAACAAAGTCACGTACTATCGGCCGCTCGTTAGTTTGGACCATCAGATACTGGCGAACTTCTCCGGCTTCTTCTTTAGTCGTGTATATTTTCACGAGATCACCTCCAAGGTTTTGATTGCTGACTCAATACGCTGTGCTGCGATGCCGTAAGCGTCACGTTTTCCTTCAAAGTACCGCGCTACTGCTGCGTCCTCGAGCGCTTCAAACTGCTGTCCGTTGTCAAAACGGAGCTCATTGAACAAGTTGTGTATAGACTTGAGTGTCTCTAACATTAGCTCTTCATTGGTCATAATGTGTTACCCTCTCTGGTTATGTCTCTCGACTTGATGTAGCCATTATACACCACTAGCTAATGCTTGCAAGAATTATCTTTTGGTACTATGTCACATAAATAATGTTTTACACCTTGTGTTGCCTTGTGTTATTCGCGTGTGCGCGTGTGTATAATAGTGGTTAGACTTGTGTAACTATTCACACTTGCATCTTGTGGTTACTTGTGGTAGGTAGTCTGCCTCATGGTGTGCTTATGGGGTACTACTTAGGCATTCACATGTCTACTTTTTCTTTTGGTATTATTCACGTTGACTTGTGTGTTGACTTGTGTTACCCCCTGTGGATAGCTACCATAGTACACCCGTGATGTCAAGGATCTGCTTTGGTAATAATACCACAAGTATTCCTTGACTTTTGGTGTGGCCTTGTGTTAGACTTGGGTAGCGCCTTGTGTTGCCTTGTGTTAAAACCACGGGGGGAGGGGATTGACTTGTGTTAACTATTGTTGTAGCCCCCTAAGCACAAAAAAGGGTGAAATTACCGGTAAAAAGAACCTAAAGTTAACGTAAGTAACTACTTGTTTTGCCTTGCGTTTTGCAACAGAAGCACCAAGACTACAAAAAAGAAATAAATATCACCCTATGCACTACTTTAGTGCGCCCCTAAGATGCTCGCAGAGGGTCTGCTTTGTATACCTTTCTTTGGTACTTTGTCACAATATGTACTATTGTCTATTGACATTTACTAAAAAGTATGATATAATATAAGGCAGTTACTTAGGTAATAAAGTTTAGACTACAGAGTAGGCTCCTGTAGCTAACGCCTAGTCCAATTTAATCATCCAGATCCCCTTCTTTAGGATCAACTTTAGTAGTAAAACACTTTTAATTTAACAAATAGATATTTACTACAATAGTGACTGATTAGGTCTAACTAAGCAACTAGGGGTGACGGGTGACAACTAAAGACTACATAAGGATTACACATGACCGAAGGTGTATCTGAGGATAACGTGCCTACTAAGCGTTCTAGAGGCCGCCCAAAGAAGTCTGAGATAGCTAAAGCTGGTAAAACAGGTAAGGTAGGTAGACCTAAAGGCACAGCAGCCATCATAAACGACTACAGAGATCGTATGCTGGCTAGTCCTAAGTCTAGGGCTGTGCTAGAGTCTATCTTTAATGCTGCTCTAGATGATGACCACAAGAACCAAGCGGCAGCATGGAAGCTAGTAATGGATAGGGTAGCCCCTGTATCAGCCTTTGAGCAAGAGATAACTAAAGGGGCTGGTAAATCAGCCATACAAATCAACATTACTGGTGTTAATTCCGCTAACATTAGTGGTGGTGACGTTATAGATGGAGACTCCGGTGAAGTACTTCAAGATTGAAGAGTTTGACTGTCAAGAAACCGGAAACAATCGCATGGAGAAGGACTTCTTACGTTTGTTAGATGGCTTACGTGATAACTGTGGGTTCCCGTTTAAGATTACTAGTGGCTATCGTGACCCTACGCACTCTATAGAGGCCGCTAAAGCTATACCGGGTAGACACGCACAGGGAATTGCTGCTGACGTACAAATACTAGACAGTACAAGCCGTTTTAAAATAATAAAAGAAGCGATGAAACTAGGCTTTACAGGAATAGGCGTTGCAGATACGTTTGTGCATTTAGACACAAGAGGTGCTTCTTCAGTTATGTGGTTGTATTAATATGACTGATTTAGACGTACAGTTTACAGACTGGCAGCAGGAGGTGTTCAATGACCCTACACGCTTTAAAGTGGTGGCTGCTGGCCGTCGTTGTGGTAAGTCTTACTTGGCCGCTTGGAGTTTATTAATAAACGCTCTACAAAGTGATGACCCTAGATCGTGGACGTTTTACGTAGCGCCCACACAAGGGCAAGCAAGACAGATTATGTGGCGCACGTTGCTCGAACTAGGGCATAGTGTTATTAAAAAGGCACACATAAATAACCTTGACATCGAGTTAATTAACGGACAAACGATAGGTTTACGTGGCGCTGACCGTCCAGATACTATGCGTGGTGTTTCTCTTAACTACCTAGTGCTAGACGAATACGCTGACATCAAAGCTGAAGTCTGGGAAGAAATTCTAAGGCCAGCTTGTGCAGACAAAGAAGCCCCTGCTATCTTTATAGGCACTCCAAAGGGTCGTAACCATTTTTACGATTTGTACAAGTACTCTGAAATATCCAAAGATGCAGAGTGGAAATCGTGGCACTTTACTAGCTACGACAATCCGTTTCTAAAAGAATCAGAAATAAACGCAGCTAAACGATCCATGTCGTCTTATGCGTTTCGTCAAGAGTTTATGGCGTCATTCGAGTCTAAAGGCTCTGAGATGTTTAAGGAAGAGTGGGTTCAGTTCGGTGAAAAAGACTCTGAAGACGCAGGAGATTACTACATTGCTATTGACCTAGCTGGTTTTGAAGAAGTAGGAAAAGCAAGAAGTAAGAACTCAAGACTAGATGACACGGCAATATCAGTTGTTAAAGTAAGCGACAACGGCCATTGGTTTGTTGATAATATCATATACGGGCGCTGGGATTTAAATGAAACGGCCAACAAAATATTTAAAGCTGTTAAAGATTACAACCCTATTTCTGTTGGTATCGAACGCGGAATTGCTAAACAGGCCGTCACTTCACCCCTCATGGATCTCCAAAGAAGACACAGCAAATTCTTCCCCATACAAACACTGACTCACGGTAACAAGAAAAAGACTGATAGAATTATGTGGGCATTACAAGGACGTTTTGAAAACGGTATGATAACTTTAAATAAAGGCGAATGGAACGCTAGGTTTTTAGATCAGCTTTACCAGTTTCCAGATGCGTTAACACATGACGATCTTATTGATTCTCTTAGTTACGTAGATCAGCTTGCTCAAGTACCTTATGGTATTGGTGATTGGGACTTTGATGAACCAGAAATCTTAGATATTGTCGCGGGGTATTAAAATGAGGGAACGTGAACAATTATCTAAGCTGTATACAAAACACGCTACGTTGACAGATACCACGTTAACTGAGTTGTTTGAAGTTCCCAGAAATCACTCTGCAATTATCAAATATATTTTTGTTGCTAATCACGAGGTGTCAACGAATACAGTGGATTTGTATTGGGACTTTGATGGAACACCACAACTTTATATATTTGATGATGCCTCTATAGCAGGGGCAAGCAACATTTCATTATCTAATGGCGGTGGCCCTTTGTTTGTTTTACATGAAGAAGAAACGGTAAAAGTTCAAGCAATTTCTGTAGGAGTAGTCGAGGTTGCTGTAACTTTAGAGCTTATAGCTGATCGTGGAAAACTCAGAAATTTTTAGTAGGATATTATAATGGCAGATGAAATTTACAGCCCAGACCCGTTAATGCTGGAAACTACAGTTGAAGATTGGGTCATGCAAAAATGTGAAGACTGGCGCGATGATTACGAAAGTAATTACCAAGACAAGTTCGATGAATACTACCGCCTGTGGCGTGGGATCTGGGCGCCAGAAGATGTTGATAGGGCGTCTGAGCGTTCACGTATCATCTCTCCAGCACTACAGCAAGCCGTAGAATCTAACGTAGCTGAGATCGAAGAAGCTACCTTTGGTCGTGGTAAGTGGTTTGATATATCGGATGACGTTAATGATAGAGAAGCGCAAGATGTTCAGTATCTTAGAAATAAACTAACCGAAGACTTTGAAAACACTATGGTTAGAAAGGCTGTTGCTGAGTGCTTAATTAACTCTGCTGTCTTTGGAACGGGCGTTGGTGAAATTGTTTTAGAAGAAATTAAGGAGATGAAGCCAGCTACTCAGCCTGTAATGGATGGTCAGCTACAGGCTATAGGTGTAAACATAACTGATCGGGTAGTTGTTAAGTTACGTCCTATCATGCCTCAGAACTTCTTAATTGATCCTGTAGCTACTTCAGTAGATGATGCTCTAGGTGTTGCTATTGATGAGTTTGTTGGTCGCCATCACATTGAGCAACTTCAAGATCAGGGTATATATAATGAGGGTTATATTGGTAATGCCCCTTCAGATACAGATTTAGAGCCAGATCAAGACTTATCTACCTATCCAGAAGATCAAATTAGATTAACTAAGTATTACGGATTGGTGCCTAAAGATGTCCTAAAAGACGCTATAGATGAGGATATTGAAGAAGAAAATGCTTATGTTGAAGCTATTATTGTTATAGCTAACGGTGGATTCCTGCTAAAAGCAGAGTTAAATCCTTACATGATGAAGGATAGACCCGTTGTTGCTTTCCCTTGGGACGTAGTTCCCTCTATGTTTTGGGGTCGTGGGGTGTGTGAGAAGGGCTATAACAGCCAAAAGGCGCTAGATACAGAGCTTAGAGCGCGTATTGATGCCCTAGCATTAACCATTCACCCGATGATGGCTATTGATGCTACAAGACTTCCAAGGGGATCTAAGCCAGAAGTGCGTCCGGGCAAGATGATCCTTACTAACGGTGATCCTCGTGAGATACTTCAACCTTTTAACTTTGGTCAAGTAAACCAAATTACTTTTGCACAGGCATCGTCCTTGCAACAAATGGTACAACAAGCTACTGGAGCAGTAGATAGCGCAGGATTAGCGGGTCAGGTTAACGGTGAGGCTACTGCTGCGGGTATATCTATGTCTCTTGGTGCGCTTATTAAGCGACAAAAGAGAACATTAATAAACTTTCAACAGTCCTTTTTACTTCCGTTTGTTAAGAAAGCAGCTTATAGGTACATGCAGTTTGATCCTGATAATTACCCAGTAGCGGATTACAAGTTCAACGCTACATCAACACTGGGCATTATAGCTAGAGAGTACGAAGTTACTCAGCTAGTTCAATTACTGCAAACTATGGATAAGCAGTCACCTATGTACCCCATTTTGATTGAAAGCATTGTAGACAACATGAACTTGTCTAATCGTGAAGAGCTTATTGCGACTCTTAAAAAGGCATCAGAGCCTGACCCACAGGCACAACAAGCCCAGCAGCAGACAATGCAAGCCCAACTAGCACTACAGCAGAGCCAGACAGCGGCATTAACGGGCCAAGCGCAAGAGTCTATGGCTAGAGCTAAGAAGTACGATATGGATACCATGCTTGCGCCACAAGAGCTTGAAATAGATAAGATTGAAGCTATAACAAAGAACCTAAAAGAGGGAGATCAAGATGACAAAGAGTTTGATCGTCGTCTTAAAATAGCTCAAACACTAATTAAACAAGCCGAAGCAGATCAAAAGGGAGCTAAAAATGCTAATGACCCAGAACGAGTTCGACCAGCTAGTGCGCCAGATCAACGAGGCATTCAAAGAGCACTTCAATCGGCTGTCGGAGGTGGAGGCCAAGGTAGATTCCTTAATCAAGGCGGAAGCGAACAATGAAGGAGAAAGACTCAAGACTAAAACGAGCAGGAGTAGAAGGATTCAACAAGCCGAAGCGGACTCCTAACCATCCTACAAAGTCTCATGTAGTAGTTGCTAAGGAAGGCGATCAAATTAAAACAATACGATTTGGACAGCAGGGGGTTAGTGGTGCGGGTAAAGCCCCTAAGTCTGAGAAAGAAAAATCCAGACGTAAGTCATTTAAGGCTCGTCATGCAAAGAACATTGCAAAAGGTAAGATGTCAGCGGCTTATTGGGCTGATAAAATCAAATGGTGAGGAGGTTACATGCCAACAGTAAACGGAAAAACATACGCATACACAAAAGCAGGGAAAGCCAAAGCTAAGGCTGCTGCTAAAAAAACAGGTAAGAAAGTTAAAAGAAAGAGTTAATTTAGGTAATATTCACAAATTGTTATATTGACTCTTGACAAACGATTAAAAGTATGGTATAATATAATGGAAGATGATGTTACAAATGAACTGTATTATAACAATTATTTTGATTTGTTTAGAACTGAAGGCTGGAAGCAGTTCATTAGTGACTTAGAGCAAAACAAAGAGATTATTAACTCTGTCGATGCGGTAAAAGATGCAGATGATCTACATTTTCGCAAAGGGCAGTTAAATGTATTGTCGTTTATCTTAAATTTTGAGGTAGGCGTAAACAATGCTTTTGAAGATATAGAAAAGTAATGATTAAAGTATATGAATTTAGATGCAGTAATGGGCATCTAACAGAAGAATTTGTAGAAGGAGACATTACAACCAGCAGATGTGGTTGTGGTGCTAATTCTACAAGGGTCGTATCAGCAACGTCGTGCGTACTAGATGGGTCGTCTGGAGAATTCCCGGGTCGCCACCAAAAATGGTTACGAGAACACGAAAAAGCTGGTCGTAAATAAATCTCCATAACCAATTAGGCGGGGAAATAATGTCAAGAGCAACATTAGTAGATGGAAGCGAAGTTGAAAACAACGAAGAAACTGTAACTGATTCTGTAGATCAAGCTGAAGATTTTGAGTCTCAAGAAGAGGTAGCTCAAGAAGAAACAGTTCAAGAGGAAGAGGCGTTACCAGAGAAGTATCAAGGCAAGTCACTAAAAGACTTGGTAGATATGCATCAAAACGCTGAAAAACTCTTGGGACAGCAAGGCTCAGAGGTTGGTGAGTTACGGAAACTTGTTGACGATCACATAAAAGCACAACCCATAAACAATGAGGCAACGGACAACAGTCAATCTGATGAAGATGTAGACTTTTTTGTTGATCCAGCATCAGCAGTAAACCGAGCAATTGATAACCACCCTAGTATTTTACAAGCCAAGGAATACACGCTTAGAGCTAAGAAAGAAACAGCATTATCACAGCTTCAGTCAAGTCATCCAGACATGAAAGAAGTGCTGTCTAACTCTAAGTTTCAAGATTGGATAAAGGCTTCAAAAATTAGAACTCAATTGTTTATTCAAGCCGATCAATCATACGATTACGATGCAGCTAATGAGTTGTTTACGCTTTGGAAAGAACGTGCTTCAGTAGCAGAACAAACCGTAGCAGTTGAAAAGCAAGCTCGTAAACAACAGTTGAAAAGTGCGAATACAGGTAGTGCTAGAGGTTCTGGGCAAACTACAAAAAACAAAATCTATCGTAGGGTTGATATTATTAAACTGATGCGAGAAGACCCGGATCGTTATGCTGCTATCTCGGATGAGGTATTTAAAGCATACTCCGAGGGTCGTGTTCGCTAACCTAATCTAAAAGGAAATTTATCATGGCTAATCAAGTTTATCCCGGTACAGTTGGCGGGGGTTCTATTGTAAATAAAACTGCTGCCGCTACGTTTATTCCAGAAATCTGGAGTGACGAAGTAATTGCTGCGTACCAAAAGAACCTCAAGATGTCTCCACTTGTCAAAAAGATCGGTATGAAAGGCAAGAAAGGCGACACCATTCATGTACCTAAGCCCATTCGTGGTGCTGCATCAGCGAAGGTTGCTGATACTGCGGTAACGATCCAAGCTAACGTA